TGCTTATAATTCTAACTTAGAGGTTATAAATGAAATGATCAATAAGGATAATGCAGAGAAATTTCTAATAAATTTTAAATTTCATAATGAAAACACAACTTCACCTCCTGAAACAAGTATAAGAGGTGATGTATTCCTTCTAATGATAGCAGTACATCCAGCAGCAAGAATGCTTCTGTATCATGCAGATATACAAAGATTTAAAGATGATGATTCCGATATAGATAACAAGTTAGAACTACCAAAGGAGTGGAGTCAATGAAAGCATATAAACTGTTCCGACAAAGGAAAAATGGTACTCTTGGTCCTCTTTTTATTAATAGAAGATTGGTTATAGAACCAGACACTTGGTTGGATGCAGAAAAGGTTGTAACAAAGGGCTATGCCGTCCGTCCAGGTTGGCATTGTTGTTCCAAGAAAGAAGCACCGCATCTATCCAAAGAAGGTAGAGTCTGGAGGATAGTAGAAATAGATGATGTAGAAGTACATGAAAGACCACACACACAAGGTGGTCTGTGGTATGTAGCACAGAAGATGAAGGTGCTGCATTGGTCACGGTTCCATGTATAAAACATAAAAAATATGGAAAAACATGATGATCCTTATATACAGTTTTCTTGCACTGCTTTTTACTATAGCAGTGGGGATGGTTTGGGTGTTACTGAACTACTATGTAAAAGTAGAGCTAACACCTAAATGCTTGTGGTGTGGTAGAGAGTCACATCATGAATCTAGTAACCTTATTAATGTAGAGGAATGTATAGAAAACATAACCCCGAATGCCGTGCGCTGATGCAAGGTTCGGTTGATGGTATGATGCAGGGATATGCTTTAGTTTCTGCAAGCATACGTGAAAGAACCGATAAGCTATGCGGTATTATGGATGAGTATCGTAAACATGGCTTCAAAATGAATGCTATCCAGAAATGGGAAGGCAAGACTAAAGGAGCAGACTATGTTTATGAGAATCGTTATGAGTTATATAACGAATCAATGAAACTCATCAAAAGTAAAAAGAAGAATGCAAAAGCAGACTTCGTATTAAGATGGGTACAAGTTCCAGGTTTGGGACCAGTGAAAGCATCTTTTGTAGCACAATTAATGGCCGGATGGGTTGGATGTATAGATGTCCATAACATTCGCAAATACATGCCGGATGAAGATCCCAAGAAAGGGACTCCTTCTAGATGGCAGTGTGCAGGACTCTCGCTTGAGACTCAGCGTAAAAAGTGTGTCGATTATATTGAGTTCTGTGAGAAGGTAGGTGGTCCAAAGGTCTTATGGGATCAATGGTGTAATGCTAGACCCTTGGAAATGCCTAAACTAATTGATGGTGAACACTTGTCTAGTCTTCATCCTCAATGGTTAACTGCGTAGAAATAGATCTACGTGTAAAATAAACCTTGACATAGGAGAATCTATGCAATATATTAATGAGGTAAGTGCAAACAATCGTAATGCACGTGGGATGTTGTCAATCTTAGAGATTGCACAACGTGGACAGTGGTTAAAGTATCAAGGTAGACAAGGTAGGTACATTGGTAAGGACCACACAGGATGGCATCACATTGTCTGGAAGGACACATGCTGGGATGCAATCGATATGTCCAAGGAAGTACAACGTGCAACAAGGAATCTTGTTGAGTTATTGGAGGACAACAAGTGAGTGCTTCCAATCCTTGTGCTAAGACTAGACCAGTTGAAAATCCTTATGAGGTTTGGAAGCTAGGGGATTGGACATGGAAAGTCTTGAAGAAGTACCAGAAACCAGAACGTGAAGCTAAGAACCCATATGCAAGATGGTTCTGTGCTGTATCAACACCTTATACATACGGAAGTTATGATATGGGGGATGTCTACGTTACTGAGATAACAAATCATGCAGAAAGGGTTGATGATGACAACTCTAAAGAAAGGAAATAAAAATGCCAGTAAGCCTAGTAAAATGGACAGATCAGACACGTGAAGATGACATGCCACAGTCTCGCAAAGATGTGAACCGTGAAGTCATGTACTACTCTGAATCTAGAAAAGAATGGATGAGCTTAGACGATATGAATATAGAACATATCAAGAACCTTCTCATCAAAGTATTGGCTAAAGACTACAATGGACGGTTCCGTGTGGTTACATCTCAAACACAGAAACATGTAGATGAATATGCAGTCCAGGGATACGTTCAGTAGCATGTTTGAGAAGCTAGATGATGATAGTAAGACACGACTAGCAGGGCATTTCTTTAATCTCATGCAGATCTTTGTAGGACAGACACAGGCTATCTTACAGGATGAAGATCTAAGTCTTGCTCAGACAGTAGGATTCATGCAAAAAGAGATGAAAGATTTCATTACAGCATCACAGGAAGTGGTGGAGTCGGAACTAGCAACAGTTAACCCACACGTGATAAATTGACCTATGAAAGATGTATTCTTTTACATTATTGCAATGGTGATCTTAGGATACTTTCTCTCGTTCCAATGGACACGTATAATAGTAGAAATGGAAAAAAGGAGTAGCGACTATGTTGTGGAAATTATTCGGACACGAGATCTTTTTAAGGTGTAATTAATGAGAAAGACTCCCAAAGATTATTTAGTACCTACTCCTCAGTTGGATGTTATTCTACTTGCCCTCCGTCAGCTAGAGATGGATCTAAAAGGCATACAGACGATGATCAATAACTGGCAGGAAGATGGGTATGGTGTAGGTGAAACTAAAGGTTCTAACCAAGCAGATAAAGACAGACCATTCGTATGACCTTGGAAGAAAAGCAGTTAAGCCTTGAAGAAGGCATGGTGAACTACGGTATTGAGAAGTATAGGAAACAGGTAAGAGAAGTACAAACAAAAGCTACAGAGAGTGTATCACTACACGGCATTATGCTGATGAAGTATAGTGTAGATGCAGTAGAAAAGAAACTTAAAAGGTATCTCAATGATGCTTTTGACGGGCAGGTAGGTAAGAAGCATCATACTGCATCCTTATTAGTTCAGTTAGATCCTGAAGTGTCTTCGTACTTGGCTCTTAAACTAACGATTGATGGTGTATCATCAAGACAGAATTTTACACGTGTAGCTAGTAAAATAGGTCAGGCTATTGAAGACCAGATAAAGTTTGATATATGGAAAGATAACGATACTAAACTCTTTAACTTTTTAAAGACAAAACTCTCAAAGAAAACTGCATCAAGACACTTCAGAAGGTTTGGTCTTGTTAGACAGTGTAAATCTCTTATTGAAGTGGAGCATATTGAGTTCTGGAACCAGAAGGAGAGAATTCATGTAGGTTCAAAGATGCTTGATATTCTAGTTACATCAACAGGTCTTATACGTGTTCAAGTAGTCACTGTCAGCAGGAAGAAAAGAGAACTGATAATTATACCTACAGATAAGACACTTGATTGGATAGACTTAGTTAATGAAAGAGGAGAGGTATTGAGTCCTGCATTCAAGCCTATGGTAGTACCTCCTAAAGATTGGAGTGGGTTCTATGATGGAGGATACCTCAATTATAGACTCCATTTCATAAAGGTACGAAATAAAGAGGTAATGGAGGACTTATCTAAGTTAGATTTAGATATTGAGTACCAATGTGTAAATGCATTACAGAAAACAAAATGGGCTATTAACCTTCCAGTGTATACAACTCAAAAGAGTGCATGGATGAGTGGTGCAGAGATAGGATCAATGCCTAGTCGTGAATCGATAGACATACCTCCTTCTCCTGTTCCTTCCTATCTAAAAAAGAAGGAGATGGACTCAGAGACTTTTGAGGAGTTTGTAGCGTGGAAGAAAGTTGCTTCTGAAATCTACGAGGAGAATGTACGGAGGACCAGCAAAATCCTACAGTTTTTAAGAACTATGAAACTAGCAGAAGAGTACTCCAAGTTCTCAGGGTTTTACTTTCCTTACAATACAGACTTCAGAGGGAGAAAGTATACGATACCTGCGTTCTTGACTCCACAGGGTCCAGAGTACAGCAAAGCACTTTTAACTTTTGCAAAAGGAAAACCTATTGAGACACAGGAGCAGGAAGATTGGCTTGCTATACACGGTGCTAACTGTGCTGGTGTAGATAAGGTGTCCTACTATGACCGTATCAAGTTTGTACGTGATAACAATGATGCAATCATACAGTCGGCTCAAAATGGACTTAAATGTGACTTCTGGCAGAAGATGGATGACCCTTGGCTTTTCTATGCATTCTGTCATGAGTGGGCTGAATATAAAAGGCATGGTAAGGGGTACAAGTCATCTCTTCCTGTTGCCCTAGACGGTTCTAACAACGGACTACAGCATTACAGTGCAATGTTACGCTGTCCTGTAGGTGGAAAGGCTACTAACCTTACTCCAGAGGATACTCCACAGGACATATACCAGGATGTAGCCGACCATGCCCTTAAAGAAGTAAGGAAACTAGCTTCAAAGGGTGACAGAATGGCTATTGATTGGTTGAATTCAGGTCTTATAAATAGAAAGATGACTAAACGTCCTGTGATGGTGGTTCCTTATGGTGGAACCTTATATAGCTGTCGTAATTATGTTGAAGATTATGTACGGGAGATGTTCTACAAGGGACATAAAAACCCTTGGAAGAATACACAACTTTACATTCCTATAAACTGGATTACCAAGTTTATCTGGGATGCAATAAGTGAAGTTGTAGTATCTGCTAGAGAGGCAATGGATTGGATTAGAGATGTTGCAAGGAAAATGTCTCGTAAGAACATACCTTTAGTATGGAAGACTCCTACTGATTTTGTAGTCTATCAGCAATATCCCAATATAAAGAAACATAGGATAAAAACCACTATTGACGGTACTCTCATAAGACCCACTCTAGGGACTGAGGAGTTTAAAGATATAGACCGTCAACGTGCAGTAAATGGGTCTGCTCCTAATTTTGTACATGCATTAGATGCGTCTGCCTTGACAAATACAGTCTACATGTGCAATAATGACGGAATTGATTCATTTTGTATGATCCATGATAGTTATGGGACTCATGCAGCAAACACTCCACTGCTTGCAAAACGCTTGAGGGAAGCATTTATAAATCTCTACAAGCAGTATGATGTATTGGAGGATTTTCGTCAATCGGCCCTTGAGGTATTAGATGAAGTTCCAGAACCTCCTAAGAAGGGAAATCTGGATCTTGATGGGATTATGCAATCTAAGTATTTTTTTGCATGATATCAGTTACTTGTGAGTTAATAGCATGAAAGGGCCATTCTCAGTAGTCGAACTATGTCAAACCTAATAAAAAGAGTGAAACGGCTTATACGTGAAGATAAGCCAATACCAGTTGATGTTGAAGCCAGACTCCTTGAGTACGGTGTTGATGTCAACTATTTGATTAACCATTTCTCAAGGAAGATATGGCAGTAAACAGAGAGGTGAGTCCAAAAGGAATCGGGAGGTTCGTGATGATCGACAAACCATCAACCAAGTACAAGGAAGATGGTGAGTACATTGTCAAACTTGCTATCCCTGCTTCTTCAAAACAAGCAAAAGCCTTCATGAAGAAGATTGATGGTTGGCTTGAAGAATGTTGGGAAACTCACGGTTCCAAAAGGAAAGCAAACCCTCCGTATGCTGAAGATGGAAATGAGATCCTCTTTTCCTTCAAGCAGAATGGAGTGTTCCGTAGTAGAAAAGATAACACTCACAGGAAAGTGACTATCTCAGTAGTCGATTCCAAGTTGAATCCTGTCAAGGTGAATGTGGGAGCAGGAAGTGAACTCAAAGTTTCCTTCCGTCCTAATCTCTACAAATCACCAGGAGGTGACGGAGTGAAACTGTACATGGATGCAGTGCAAGTGTTGAGTCTAGTGGAATATGTGCCACAAGCTGAACTTGGGTTTTCAGAAGAAGAGGGTTTTGAAGCTTCAGAAAACGAAATCGGTAACGGGTTCAAAGAAGAAGAAGGATACGCAGAAGAAGAAGGAGCAGAAGACGAAGACTTCTAACAACAAGTATCGTTCCAAACTTGAAGCATCCGTTGCACAGAACTTAGAAGAACAGAAAGTCATATATATGTACGAGTGGGATTGGATTGATTACACAGTCGAACGTAAGTACAGACCAGACTTTCTGTTACCTAATCAAATCCACGTAGAAGTTAAAGGATACTTTAGAAGTGCAGACCAACGGAAGCACAGAGCAATTCAGAAACAACATCCTGAGATAGACCTCAGATTTGTTTTCCAGAATGTAAATTCTAGAGTACAGGGATCTCAGATGACATGTGCCGAATGGTGCAACAAATATGGTTTCCTATACTCAGAAGGAACAGTACCTAAACAGTGGGTTAAAGAAAGAATTAAACGACAACCTCAAAAGAATACACGACAGAATGTTACAAGAAGAAAAAGATGATGTAGGTGGTGATTATGAACACAGAACCACAGTAGAAGAAGAGGAAGAAACGGAGGATGATGTGGACTACACAGAAAAGTTTACATTAAAGATGCAAGCAGGATGGACTCCACCAGGGCAGAAGCTTTGGAGGGTGGGTGATGATTGGGACCGCACAGTTGAAATGAAGTTTGAAGGTCAGTACTTGGGAGAGATACTTGACCAATTCAAGACTTTCATGAAGGCATGTGGGTTTAGTTATGTAACCAAACTTACTGCATCAACAGCAGTAGGTGAAGATTACGAGTCTGAAGAAGACATATAATGGAAGAGGAATCTAGGTGTGTGGATCATGTTCCGTGTCCTAGATGCGGATCTAAGGATAATCTTGCGTTATATGATGATGGTCACACTTGGTGTTTCACACCGGGATGTGGTTACAGAGATTCTAAACATAATAATGAGAGGGTGGAACAAGTGGATTTTGTAGATGGTGTATGTGAAGAACTCAGGAAACGTAAGATACGACATGAGACTGTAGAGAAGTGGGGTTACACCACTGGAACTTTTAAAGGCAAAAAAGTACAGGTTGCCAACTATAAAAGTGCAGGAAGGGTGATCGCACAGAAACTTAGATTCCCTAATAAAGATTTCCTATTTATAGGTGATCTCAAGAATGCTGGATTATATGGACAGCATCTCTGGAGGGATGGTGGAAAGATGGTGACAGTAGTTGAAGGTGAAGTGGATGCACTTTCACTGTCACAAGCCTTGGGAAACAAATGGCCTGTGGTCAGTATTCCTAACGGTGCTGCTGGAGCTAGGAAGGCTTTAGCACGTGAACTGGAATGGCTTGAGAAGTTTGATACGGTAGTCTTGATGTTCGATCAAGATGATGCAGGAGTGAAAGCCGTTGAAGATTCCGTCCCACTATTCTCTCCAGGGAAAGTTAAGGTTGCATCTCTTCCCATGAAAGATCCTTCTGAGATGTTGATGGAAGGAAGAGAAAGAGAGATGGTTGATGCTATCTGGGGTGCAAAGGTCCACCGTCCAGATGGAATCATAGATGGAAAGGACTTATGGAACTTAATCTCCAAACAAGAGCAGATTGAAGCTTCTCCTTATCCTTTTGCATCTCTTAACTCTATGACTCAGGGGATACGTAGAGGTGAGATTGTTACTCTCACAGCAGGATCGGGTGTAGGTAAGTCTCAGGTATGTAGAGAGATTGCTAACCACCTTCTTCTCATGGGTCACAAGGTAGGCTACTTAGCCTTAGAAGAGAACAACAGAAGGACTGCACTAGGATTTGTAGGGTTATACCTTAACAAGCCTATACACCTTCAAAACATTGAGGTAGATCCAGAAGACCTCAAGAAAGCTTTTGATGAGACACTTGGTACAGGAAACCTATTTCTCTATGACCATTGGGGAAGTATGGAACCTGAACACCTCTTCAGTAAGCTCAGATACATGGTAAAAGGTTTAGGGTGTGAATATTTGATCCTTGACCACATCAGTATTGTCATTTCAGGAATGGATCGTGGAGATGAAAGACGGTTACTAGACTTTATT